ATAATATATATTTTAAAACAAACCATAGGAGATAAATATGTCGCAATACGACAACACAAACAGAGGTAGCATTTGGAAGAATGAGAAGAGGGAAACAGAAAGACACCCCCACTTCACAGGAGTAGCAAATGTAAATGGTACAGAGATGTATGTTTCTGCTTGGAAGAGAGATGTTGGGGCGAAGCCAACTGCACCAGCATTAACCCTTAGTTTCAAACCTAAAGATGGAGTGGTTGCACCAACTACAGAACCATTTAAACCAGCAGTCGAAGATGATGACTTGCCATGGTAGGTAAGAATGGTGGTGCTCGTGCTGGTGCTGGTAGACCACTACAAGTTTACACCCTTACTGATGGTACTAAGTGGACTGCAAGGCAGATTCTTATGAGGCTTCGCTCAAGATGGAAACAAAAAGAGATTGCTCTACATCTAGTAAGGGGTAGGTTATTAAAGCATAGATGCCCCGATAAGATATTTGCAAAACCCGCCTTAACAAAACCAAGAACTAAATTAACTATAATCGAAAAGGATGTAGACAGAGAGATGATGAACTTAGCCTTGAGAAATATATGAACTCTATTGATGCAGAACAATCAGTTATAGGTGGCTTACTAATCAATCCAGTTATCCCTAGAGTAAGGGCAACTGGGCTAATCTCTTCTGATTTCTCTGATAAGAAGTTAGGCAAGTGTTATGACCATCTTATATCTATGTTTAAAGAGGAAGAAAAGATAGATATACTTACCACTAGAGATTGGATTGAACGAAAGGTAGGTGCATCAAATGACTTTACCTTTGATTTCCTTGCGTCATTATCTGATAACTGTGCTGGTATAGAGAACATTGAAGTCTATGCTAAACACATTCGCACTAGAAGAATATCAAATGAGATAGAAGATTTAAAAGAAAACATTTCATACAGTAACTATCAGAAGTCAGCAGATGAAATAACAAAACTACAATCTGACTTGGCTGATGCTAATGAAGATGGTATGAAAAATATAGTATCTAAAACAATAGAATATATTGATGACCTTAAAGAGCATGGTGCTGGACTATCAACTGGCTTTGAAGATATTGATAAACTACTTAATGGTCTAAGGAATGGAACTCTAACTGTAATTGCTGGGCGACCAAGCATGGGTAAGTCTACATTGGTTATGAATTTTGCTAACAATATATCAAAGAACAAGAGTGTAGTATTCTTTTCATTAGAGATGACACAAGTACAACTGATGATGAAGATAGTATCAAGTGAAACTAATATACCTTTATGGAAAGTAGAAAGGAATCAACTAACAGAAGATGAAAACGATAGATGGTACAAAGCATTAGCCGAGGCTGGTGATAAGAACATGACTATAATAGATAAGGGTGGTATATCTGCTAAAGATATTGTAGTTAAATCAAGACAGTTACATGGAGAGAAAAACCTTGGCGTTATTATTGTGGACTATTTACAAATAATGTCTTATGATAAATCAAAGGAAGTAAGTGAATTAGGAAACATAACTAGAGAATTGAAGTATCTTGCTAAAGAACTAGACATACCTGTCATTCTATTATCTCAGTTGAGTCGTGGGGTAGAGTATCGTGGAGATAAACGCCCTCTTATGAGTGACCTACGCTCTTCGGGTGAGATAGAACAGGATGCTGATGTAATTATTATGTGTTACAGAGATGAATACTATACTAAAGAAGAGTCTACAGAGAAAGGAATGGCAGAAATAATCATAACCAAGAATAGAATGGGGCAAAGTGGTACTGTTCAATGTAAATTTGAGGGAGATTTCTCAAGGTTTTCAACTATAGAAAGAGATATATATGGTAGGTAAAATCACATTTATAATAAGGAGTGGTGTATGAACAGTAAAGAAATAGATGGTGAAGTGTTAAGGATTCTTATTGAGATATTAGAAGAACAAAGAGATTCTAGTAGTGGAATTGCAAGTGATGATGCTATGCACTGGCTTAATATTATTGGCAATACTTTGATTGAAGTTACAGGTAGAAAAGATGAGTAGAATCACAGAATCAGCAAGGGGTATGCCTTGCCAAGTACGATTAAGTGGCTGTATGCCCGAAAATGAAAGCGTAGTTTACGCCCACATGAATGGTGGGGGTATGGGAACGAAGCAATCAGACCTCTTTGGAATGTATGCTTGTATAAATTGCCATGATATTATTGATGGAAGAAAACAGTTACAGCCACCAATAGAAAGGGAATGGTTAGAACTAGAAGTGTTGAGGGCAGTAATAAATACCCAAAAAATACTTCTCCGTAAGAGATTAATTACTGTTAAAATACCTACTCTTTAAAAAAGGAGAGAAATATATGTTAAGTAAAATAATGAGCATCGCAGATGCTAGTATAAATGTAGGTATTAAACTGATTAGTTTGGCAATTGTTTTACAGATTGTATTCGGTCATAGCGTACCTTTCTTGGGTGGTAATGTAATCGGAACAATCATTGATATAATATCACAGTTAGGTGGTGCTGGTTTGGTTGGTATAATCGCAGCAGTAGTTATATGGAGATTGCTTGATGATGACATTAGAAAGGAGTTGTCAGAATGAATTACCAAGAGTTAATTGATAAAGTATTAAAGAATAAATCGCTTACGATATTCCTAGCGATTGTTGTAGTGGCTTTGCTATTCGGATGGATTGGTGGCTGAACCACAAGATAACATCAACCCCTCTCACTATCAGAAAGGAGAGATAGAGGTCATAGATTTTATTATTGACCAAGATATGGATTACTTAACGGCTTCAGCAATTAAGTATTTATGCCGAAGAAAATTTAAGCATAAAGGTGAGGGGCAAGTTGACGATTTAAGAAAGGCTAGATGGTTTATTGAAAAATTAATTGATACACTTTTGGATAAAAATATCAAATGAGTCATAAGAAAGCACATCCTATTATTAATAAACTCAAACACGCTGTTCGTGAGAATAGGTTATGGGTATCTAAAATTTATTTAGATAGAAAAAAAGAACAAAAGAAAGTAGGAGTAGTGTACAATGATAAGTAGAGTCATTCAAAAAGATAAACCAAAAGAAGCAATCTTTAAAACTTTAGTACAAGATTACTTCTTAGAAAACCCAACAACACAAGAAGCAGTAGTTTCCATCGTAAAGTCGAAGCGTTCAGACGCTCAAAATAGGCTTTACTTTGCATGGGTGGACATACTAGCAAAGGAAATAGGCTATTCTAAACAAGAAATGCACCTTGTTTTAGCTGATAAATTCCTAACCAAGATAGAATTTAAAACCAAAAGTGGTAAAGATATATCTCAAATACCATCAACAAGGGAGTTAAATGTAGACGAGTTTATAGATTACATCTGTGAGATTGAGATGTTGTCGGGTGAGCATAATATAAAACTCCCAAGAACTGATGATTATAAGATAGCAATGCAATATGAGAATAAATCAACATGATGCGATAGATGAAATATCAGATAATATTAAAGATGCACTAGAGTTGGCAAGGGAAGAAGATACATCAAGAGATATGGAAATAAGATTTTTATTATGCTTTGTTTTAGATAAGATAGAACAACTTAGATATGATATGGACTGAAAAATTTAGTATAAATCCTGTTCCAGCATCAAGACCTCGGGTAGCAAGGTGGTCTACATACTACCCAAAGAAGTACACTCAATTTAAAAAAGATATGGAAGCACTTACAAGTGAGTTGAATCAGACCCCCTCTGATAAGTTAGTCTGTGTTGGTTTAGAGTTTATGATTGAGATTCCAAAGTCTTGGTCAAAGAAGAAGAGAAACAATTATGATAACACCTACTGTAGTAACAATGCTGACATTGATAACTACATAAAAGCAATACTAGATTCTTTGAATGGTGTTTTTTTTATAGATGACAAACAAGTTGTGGAAGTTTTTGCTAGAAAGATGTACAGTAAAGACCCTCACATATTGTTCAAACAAATGGAGATATTAGAAAATGACGAGGGTAGAACTATGTGAAGCGTTAGCAAAAGATTATGCCAAAAAAGCATCAGTATTAAGTTTAAAGTTTGATGAGGCTTATGAAAAATATTTAAAGAGATGTGAGTTACGAAGTTATGATAATCTATTACAACAATTTACAGTAGGAAACCTCGGCTCTACCATTAAAAAGATAACCACTAGAAGTGTAGAAGAGTATGTTATAATAGAATCAGATGATGATTGCGAAGATGGTGTTTGTAAACTATGAAATTATATTATGCTGGATTCTGTATATCGCTTTTATTAATGATATTAATGCTATCAAGCTGTAGCGAACTTGAAGCAAAACTAAATATAATGCCTCAACATGACGGACTTCAAGAGTAAACAATATAAGAAAGTATTAGAAGCCAATGAAAGGCGAAACAAAATATCGGCTAAAGTTAATACTAAGTGGACACCATTAGATAAGGAATGTGTATATACTAAAGACAGGGAGTGTGTACATACTCAATTATATAAAGCACAAGCAGAACTTATAGATTTATGGGTAGAAGGGGAAGAAAAAAGACTACCACCAACACCACCTATGTCGCCATTTAATATTAAATAGATTCTATTTACTGAGGTATAATACCTTTTTCAATTAAACAATAGTATAATGAATGAAGCGACAGAACAAATTAATCTAAAGATTAATAAAAGAGATTTGAAATTTATAGATGCGAAGGCTGAGAGATATGGAATAAGTCGCTCATCTTTGCTAAAGATATTTGCTTTGAACGGAGAATTATCCGTAGCAAACTTGGATAGAGATAAATTAAGATTACCAGTTACATAGTTTTTTGGGGGAACTTCCAACAATGAGTACATCGTTGGTACTATCATGCCCCCTTAGATATGATAAGTGATAGTACAAGTTAATAACTATCGTTGATATAGGTATGTACAATCAACACAGGCAAAGGCAAAGATACCATAAGATGATGGACTTCTTCCCTTTTTGTGCAAGTTTACCTGTACTTGTGCCAAAGAACAGGTATTTCAAGGGGATTTAGAGGGGATTACAGGCGTTATTATTGTTAAGCAATGGTAAGCCTAAGGGTTAATATCTAATCGTACTTCTTAGACCTTTTATATCTTTCGTTATAAGATGGATGTTGACTATCAAACTTACCTAGGAAAGAATCAAACATCCCTCCTCTCATCCAGTTAGGCAACCAAGTTTCATCTTCTTCTGAACCTTCAAAGCGTTCATACCACCTAGCAAACACATCAGACTTTGAAGCATCATCATCAGAATCAAATGCTTTCTGTATCTTCTTTTGGTTTCCTGCACCTATTACATGAGGTGGGGTTTTATCATAGATGTTAGCATACACAAACTTAATCTGTGCATCTGAACTATCTTTTTGTTCAGTATCTTTTAAATATTCAAGATAAGATGAAAGGTGTCCACCAGTAAACTGGAATAAACCATAACCTTTTTGTTCATCAGATGTATCTTCTACTTGCTGATAATCAAAACTACCACCAGTTTCTACATCTATGTTACCTAGTAAGGCAGGTATTTCATCTTCTTCAAAACCCGCCCTTAGTAACGAGGCTCTTATCTCGTCTACATTCATACTAGCCAAAGAGTTTTTTAATATCAGCAGAAACAGCAGGGCGAGATAAATCTTCAAACTCTTCTTCTTCAACTTCTTCATACTCTTGTGTTTCTGGATTCCAAATCAAAGTTGGTTCTTTTACCCATGATGGTTTCTTACCATATAAGTCCATAGCCTCATCAAATCCCTCTTGGGTTTTCCAGTAGGCGTCTTTCTCATTAACGCTCCACATATTTGAACCCTCTGCCATTGACCAACCTGCTTTTTCACCTCTAGCATTTGACTCTTCTGGTTTGTTTCTACCCTCTTCGGCATCAACACCACCATGACGCATTTTATCAGACTCTGCATCTGTTCTTTCGTCTTTGTCAATGTCATCAATTTCTTCTCGGGGTTGTACTCCATGAATTGGGTCTGTTACAATCGCATCTACAATAGAACCATCCTCATCATCCTCAGATAAATCAATTCCAGAAATGTTCATAGGTTTGGCATCAGTAACATCACTAAGTTTTGGTTTAACCTCTTCCACTTTCTCTTCTATCTTAACACCAGAAAGATTCATAGCACTACCTTTCTCACCAGTAGGAGGCTCATCGTTATCAAGAGTATCATCTATAGTAAAAACTTTTTTATTTACAACTGGTATTCCTGTATCAATAAAATCTTGGTCAGACATATCATTGGCTATGAGTTGTAACTCATCTGTAAGAGTGCCATCCCAATCATCAGCCATAATAGCTTCATATAAACGCCTTTCATCTTTATTCATCTCTCTATGGGGTGGAAATTCTGCTTCTACGAAATCACCTTGGTCATTTCTATTACCATCTAATCCTATTCCTGTTGATTGATTTCCACCAGCAGCAGCTTTGAAATTCATAGCAGAACCTGTTTCTGCCTCTGCTACTTCAGCCTGTTCATCAGCCTGTAGTTGTGCTATCTCAGCTTTAGCAGCTTCTATCCTAGCCTTTAACTCTGCTATTTTTATTTCTCTTGGGTTTGCCATTTCTTACTCCTATTATTATTTTCTACTGCCATATCTTGGGAATCCAAGACTTCCTAGCATTGCTTTACCTGTGGCATCCCACAAATCTTCATCTTCTTCAATTGCTCTTTTAAAGGGGCTTAACGATATAGGTGTAACCTTACCCACACCCCATAAAGCCATTTCTTTTGGGCTACCTCTATCAAGAGTCGGCCCGATATATCCACCACCATGTTTAAGAGAGATGTATTTTTTCCCTAATAATAACTCCAATCCAACTTTTGGTGCAGCAGCAGTTTTATTCATAAAGGTTTGTGCTGGATGTGTTATCCAGTGCATTGGTTCTGCTATCTGTTTTGATACCACATACTCTTCACCTGTACCTAAATCAAGTCTACCTGTATACCAAAAATCTTGTAAATCAAATTCTTTATCTTTATCTGCAAACATTTCGTGCATTATATAAGCTACTGTTGTTGTTGCAATGACAGCCCTAGTCCAATAACCCATGTAAATATTCCATTCTGCCATATCTTTTGGTGTTAATTTCTTGCCTTTAGCTATCTTTCCTACTATATCTTTAGTCATACCAAGACCTCTAAAACCAATTCTAAGATTTGAAATTGTCCAGTCTGGCGAGAATAAAAACAAGTTAGATAACTTAGCTTTAGATGGTGTAGTCCATAAAGCAATCATATTATAGAAAACACCTTTAGGATTGTCGGCATTTGCTATAGCTTTCTTCTGCCATTCCATAGCTAATTTAGCATGTCTTTGTCCACCAAAAGCATCATTAACAAATGCTGCTGCTGAAGATTTTGCTTCAGCATGGCTCATAGCTTCCCATTTACCTAAGTCTTTCCCACGAATCTTACTAAGTATAGGCATAATTCTTGCAAGACCACGAGGTGTTGTCGACATCATTCTATCTTTCATGGTTAGATAAGCAAACATCTTACCCATATCATGGGTCTTATCCCAAGTTAATTTATCTAGTTTAGTTTGTACATAATCTAGTGGTTTAGCATATCTTTCCATTAGATTTTTAACAGTATTATAACCAGCATCTACATATTCACTAGCCTTAACGCCTATTTCTACACCCTCTTCAGCCATCTCTTTAAGTATAGATGCACCTAATAACTCACCCTCTGCCTCTCTACCATGAACATTCTTTTTAAGAATTGGTTTGCCTTTTGCGTCTAATCCATGACCTTCCCATTGACCTTTTACTATTTTATTAACCATTTTCATTCTTGCTCGACCTGCCGATGTTAATAACTCACCACCAATACCAGCATAAATACCAGAGAAAACTAAAGATTGCATGTGAAACAAAGAAAAAGAAACAGCCAATCGTTTCATTGCATTATTCACAAGTATAATTTTATTTAAGATACCCTCAGTACCTATCTCTGGTGCATAAAAATCATCTAAAGACTTTTTAATTAATGGATGTATTAACTTACCTTTAAGTGCTGGATGATTACTTACTTGATAGCCAAGCACATCAGTTGCATATTCTTTTAATCCTACGCTACCTACATCATTAATCTCAATCCTACGATTAAACTCATTAGGATTTATAATAACACTAATTGGATTTTTCCCATCTAATATAGCAGTTCGTTCTAATTGTCTAGTGATATTTTTACCAGCAATAGCTTTAGACATTGACCTTGTATAAGCATCTAATATCTTAAACACATCAGTTTCAAGGTCTGGATGGGTTTTAGCCAATACTTTTATATCTTCAATAAGCCTTCTAGGATTACTAAATGTTGACACATCATCTAACTTAGAACCATTTTTAGAGTTTTTAAGCCTTCTAACAAATGCTTCAATTGAGTCTGGTGTCTGTTTTTTATTTCTAAAAATGTGTGTTACATAGTCATTAATAAATTGTCTGTCTGCAAAAATACCCACATCTTTAGCAACCTTTTCAAAGTTTTTCATTAAATCTCTATAAGCACGAATAGCATCTTGTGCTTCGGCAGATAATTTATTCCTACCTTTAATGCCATATTCTATTCCATCTATTACTTTACTTTTTTTACTAAAATTTTCAACATAAGATAAAAAATCTAAAGAACTTATATCTGGATGTTTTCCTTTTAAAACTTGATGAAGAATATTTACAGTTTTACCAGCTTCCATCTGTAGAGTTTTCATTAAACCCTCACCTTCACTAGCCACTTTATACATTCTTAATCTAATCTTAGCTTGACTAACATTAATGCCCTTTATATTACCTCTAACTAACAAACCAGCAGTAAGACCTAATAAACCACCCCATGCTTTATCTTCATCTGCAATAATAAGTCCAGTAACTCCACCAATTACACCTGCTTTAACTAATTGTTTGGGTGTGGCTTTTGGTAAATCTTTGAAAACATTTTTAAATATATGTGAAAAAGAACCAGCATCTTTTAATACTTCACCTGCACCAATTAAATCATCAGCTAGGACTTGTTCTCTTTGTGTTCCCCATTTTTTTGATGTGGTTTTATTATAAGGAACTCCCTCTGCCTTTAATAACTCTGGATTTCTAGCTTCTAATTCTCTTGCTGCTTCTTTTACAGCAATTGCACCAGCCTCATCTTTAGTATATTTTGTTGACCCATCTTTATTTTTTTCAAGTAATAATTTCTTTTGGGCAACAAGTATTTTTTTATCTATATTATCAGAAAGTTTAGCATATGCTTTTTCAATTGACATACCAGCATCAGTCATATCCTTAATAAATTGATTATAAATAGTGCCTTTAACACCACTTTCATGGTCAACTAATCCTTGTAACCTACCTTTCCAGAACTTTGCTTTTGTAGCATTATCTAATCCCTTTGGCATTTGTGCTTTAGGAGGTCTGTTTGGATTAAACTCTGGATTTATATTATCAATATTAGGGTCAACAACCTCACCAGTTGCATCTCTAACTGGCGCATCCTCTACTACAGGCTCTTCATATTGCTTAGTTTTTGGGTTATATTTAAACCCTTTATTCTGAAGTTTAATATTTGCTAATTTCTGTTGCCAACCTTTTTCAAAACTTAGTACACCTTCACCAGCAATTCCCTCTGCTTTTGTCCACTTTAGATTAGGGTCTTGTAATGAATATTTAAGTTGTGATATATTTTTTTCAGCATTTAAAGATGTCTGTCTATTTATTAACCAACTTTCTCTTCCAATGTTTTTAGATAATCCACCAAAAGCAGAACCTAGTAAGCTACCTAAAGCAAGTCCTCTTTCTACATTTTCTTTTTTAATATGCCCTTTAAAAGTTAAGTCATGTAAGGCTTCATAGACACCACCATAGGTAGCACCCTCAACACCCCTTCCAATAACTGCTCTACCTCTTTGCCCTTGTATGGCTTTAGACATAGTTTGTACATATTTAGGTTGTACTCTCATAGCTAAACTTGCAAGTTGAACTGCCCTAGTTGTACCTTGAGCAGCTAATGCTGGTATTCTTAATAAACCTAACAATAATAACTCTGGGTCTTTTGCAACCATACCAAATACAGAACCAGCCATATAGGTTGGGGATTCCCAAGCTAATTTTGCAAATGCAGCCAAACCATTTAAGACACCAAGTTCTTCTTCTTCATATCCATATTTTCTTTGAACTTCAGATATATCGCCATCTTCATTATCATAAGCATCATACATATCTGATTCAAATTTTTGCATAGTCATAAAATTAGCTTCTTTATCAGCCTCTTCTACTTCTGTTAAAGGTCTTAGTTTTTCAAGTTCTCTATGATATTGCTGTAAAGCCTGTGAATCTGTATAGCCTACCATTTGACCCCACTCTGCTATCTCTTCTTTAAACCAAGTATTCTTTTCTTCATCTTCAGTCTTGAAAAGATTTTCCCATGCTCTAAAAATTATAGATTGTGTATCATTAAAGCCTTCTTTAAATCCACCAATCTGTTGATATTTAGGTGCTATATTTCTATAGTAATCAAGTGTTGTATCTCTTTCTTCTGGACTTTTATAAGAAGAAATAGCTACAAAACCAATACCATCTATATAAGTGCTAGACATATTATTGCATATACCATGAAGTCATATATTGTTCTGCATCTTCTGGTGTGTATTCGGTTGCACCAGCAGCTATAGTAGCTGATTCAGCATCATTAGCTTGGTTAGTTTCTTTTCCTTCTTTCTCTAATTGTGCTTTTCTTTCTTTCAATAGTTCCCATCGCATAGTTTGAAGTGGGTCTTTATTTGCTACTTTATCTAAATAACCCAACCTATTATTAACATCTTCAATAGTCCACTCAGCAATTTCTGCTCTCGCTGTAATCACCATATGGTCATCTTCATCTACTTTTGCTACATAGCCTTCAGTTACTCCAAGACCACCATCTTCAGTACCATCAGTACCACCCATCATTGCACCCTGCATATATTTAGACAGTTCTACATTACCATGATGACCTATCCATTCTATGAAATCGGCAGTCATTGCTGCATCATCATTCATTAAAGTGGCTAGTTCATCTTTACTCGTACCAGTATGTTTTTTAGAATTTGCCCATTGAGTAAACAAGTTCTCTAAATCCTCTCGATGTGATTTTTTACCATCTTTATATGCAGTATAAGTATCATAAGAACTTGTATCTCTGTTATATTTTATTGATAAGTCCTCATCATTTGCATATCTAAAATAGTTATCCATAAACTTTGTAGTTAATACTTGAGTAGATAAAGCACTACTTAAATTCTTAAACAAATCTGCACTAGGAGCATTAGCTTTTGTTGTTGCTGCATCTGCTTTCTTAGTTTCATTAGCAACTGCTCTAATTTCAACTGCTAAGTCCATAAGACCTGCTGCTTGTAAGTCATTAGCTACTGCTTCCAATTCCTCTGGTGTTGTAGGGTCTGGATGTTTTTTCATAATCTCATCAACAGTATTTTGTTTAGTTGCTCTAGGGTCTTGTCCACCCATCATCATACCTAAACCTCTACCAGCCATATCACCTTGTAGTGCTGTACTTGCTGTCATTGGTGCAAATCTAGGAGAGGCTAATCTACCAAAAGACAAAGCTGTAGTTGTCATAGCATCATTTATACCTTGCTCTACATCATATTTATTACTTAATAAACCCATCTCATCTCCTTATCTGTTAAATAGACTACTAAAAGTATCACCAAATAGTCCACCATTGCCTCCACCACTACTCATACCCAACATATCCCAAAGACCTTTCTTTCGTGTTCCATCTCTAACTGCTAGTTGATTGGCGATATTAGAAGATGTTAAACTTACACCTTCAATATTTTTAATTGCTCCACCAGCAGCATATTGACCACCAGCACCTAACATTTGATTAGGTTGTCCAGCCATAGTTAAAGCGTTAGACACATCTGTTGATTGTCTACCTCTTTCTGCATCTAGTATTCCTTGTGATTGTGCCAAAGCATTAGCTAGTGCCTGTTGATTTTGCATACCAATACTTGTTTCAAGTTCACCTCTTTGTACACCACCACCAGTAGAACCTAGCATACCTCTAGCTAATTGTGCTTCTTCTAATTGAAGTCTTGCTCTATCTTGAGAGGGATTTAATAATGCTTGTTGTTGATTGTATATATAATTTTGTAATTCTTGTGGACTACCAGACATTTGAGCAACTCTATCAGCAGTAAGTCCAGAGCGTTTTAATAACGCATCATACTGTGCTTGTAACTCTGGAGATAAAGTTTGTTTAATTGTTTTACCTTCTTGGTCTACAACATTACTTCCAGTAACGCCATAAGTGCTGTATGGAGAACTCATCTCATACATCTTATCCATCAATTCTTTTTGTCTTTCAAAGTCTTGTTGGGCGTAATCTACATTTTTACCACCACCACCAAACAAACCACCTAGCAAAGAGCCTAAGTTGATTCCACCTCCACCTCTAGGGGTTACTTTTTTTGCTGGTTCTCTAAAAGCAGAAGCAGGTCTTTTGCTTCCTACCCTCATGTCTTGATATGGCATATCTCTATCTCCTAATTATGCTGTGCGTTTCCAAATGTATAATGTTTTACTTGGTTGTAATGTTGAAACTGCTGGTGTTGTATGTGTGTGTCCATCGCCTCCACCAGTAGAATTTGATGTATGAACACCAGAGCCTTCTGGTGAATCACTACCTGTAGCTGGTTTACCAGCCCCCGAATCACTATTAGAATTAGCAGTAGTATGCGTGTGAGCTGGCATCTGAGCGATTGATATTGCAGTGCTTCCAGAAGTTGCAGCATCAGTAGTTTCAGCACCAAGACTTTCATCGAGTGAATCAAATGTACCACTAGACTGAAAACCTACTAGAACTCTACCTTCTGCGTAGGCTGCCCAAGTACCAAATCCAAGAAGTGTTCCAGGATTTGTAGCAACCGCCATATTGAAATATATAGAACCAACTGGATATATGTAAGTTTCCAACACATTCTTTACAAAAGCTGTCGTTGCTATCTGTGTTGTATCTGTGCCTACTGCTGCTGTCGGTGCTATTGGTGTACCTGTCAGAGTTTCTGAAGCTATGTCTGCCTTAGAATTAATTGCTGTCTGTACAGCAGAAAATTCTGTATTAAAGTCTGCACCTGATATTACCTTGTTTGCATCTGAGTCAGCTAGTGCATCCTTCCCACTCCATGAAACTGCTAATGTATAATCACTCATCGTATTTTCCCTTGTTTATGTAAAAGTGTTAAAGTTTGTAGAGCGGCATCAAAGCCATTACTCTCTATATCCATTCCTATTTTTATATTCTTAGCACTACCTGTAAGTGGTGTTCTATATTCTTTTAATCCATATATAGGTGCATAAGTAGAATTACTAGGATGTGTTGCTGCAACATGAGTATGTGTAACTGATGTTGTTCCATATAAAGAACTAGATGCTCCCCATAAAGATGTAGTACCAGTTGTTATAGGATTCAAAACTATAGAGGTTATTGTAGATGGTGTAGAACTGAAATCCTTATACCATCTTAAAGCCATTCTCGCTCCAGAACCACCTTCCATTACCATAAACAATCTCTTCAATAGAGATGCTGCTACAGATTCACCTAAATCCACCCATACTGTTTCCATGCTCCATGTAAAAGAGGAACTAGTATAAGTAGATGCACCTGCTAAATCAGTATCGTAATATTTCTCATATCCTGCAATACTTCCATCTTTCTGTCCTACCAATAAACCACTATATAATTTTGTATATACCATAGATGCAGGTTCTCTATCATTGTCAAAAGTCCAAGTTGTTACTCTTGGTGCGTTATTAGGTGTTCTATGTTTAAAGTCAAATACATAATTCAAATTCTTGTCTACAAACGACATAATATATATACCTTCATTCTCAACATACACACTTTTAACATTCGTACTTTGACCAATATTTCTTATTAATCTATCTTTAATATTTAGAGATAAATCTTGTAATGGTAGCTTATCTTTCTCAGTTGTTCTGGCTAATGAGCGTAGTCCTGTGTTAGATAAGAACACTAAATCATCACCAATAGCCTGTACTGTATCTCTTGAAGCCAGACCTACACCACTAATAACCTCATCAAGTGCTAAACTTCCTAGAATAGCTGGACTATTATATATAACAATATTATTCTTGCCAAAAATAACTAGCTTTCCATAAAAAGGTGCGAGTGCGACAATTTCATCAGTACCCCATACCTTTGATAAATCTATTAAACCAGTATCACCATCCAAGAAATTATCACCATCAAGTAGATTTGAGTAATAAATAACATCTTTTGACTCTGAAATACCACCACACCATATTCTTCCATAGTAACCCATGCCACAACTAGGGTCGAAAGTTGTTACTGAAGTTGGTAATGTAGCTATTGTAATCGCAGCATCATCATTATGCGTTGCTGCTGATGTGCTATTTGCACCCCTACCACAACCTGTAAATGTTGTCGGTGTTTTTCCAGTATAAGAAATTATTTCACTATCAATCTTTATTTTTCCCTCCATAGGAAAACCAAGTGTACTATCTGCTGTTATAGTAGTAACAGAATTATTTATATTACTACCATCATTTAAAGCAGTAGCTTTATAATAACTACTCCATCTTTCTAAAGCATCGGAAGCACCAGCATATCTCTGTGGTACAACTCCATCATGAAAACAATGTAGTCTATCATTGAAGTTTACATACTGCCAATTTCCAGACGAACCCGAAACTGTATGTTTAACATCAATAGTAGATGTAGGAAATGCACCAGCAGGTGTACCAAAATCTATTGTATATATAGATGTTCCATAACTAGCGAATATCTTATTCGTTCCTTGGTCATTATGTTCAGTCATAGAAGCTATTGCTGTTGCTGAACCATTAGGAGCAACTTTCTGTTTCAATCCTTTCCTAAAAGTAATACGACCAGACTCTCTTAAAACTACATTCTCTGCTTTAACTAGCCATGAATGGTCTAAGGTTGCAGGGTTACTTTGAGTATTCAGCCCATTAAGACCTAAATCTCGTAAAGGCTGATATGTAATTTCTTTAGCCATTATTTAGTAGATACAAACCAATCTGATTCATATTGAGTGTTTCCACTATCTAACATAATAGCTTGTTTAAGAGCCTCACTAGATTCTTGAGCCATTATACTAGACTGTGTACCACCATCTTCACCTCTCTCTGCTATTGCTCTAGCCCATGCAGCAAGTATAACTGGCTTAGATGGAACTTTTAATACTGTAGTAGCTGTCGCTAAATCATCTTGGTATTTAATAATATCAAATGTAAGTGTTTGAGCACTTGTTGGAACTGGTGATAAATCTACTTTTAAATTATTAGAAGCATCACTACCATTAAAACCATAGTACATAGGTTCACCAGTAGAGTCTGAAGGGTACTTTACTGTGTTGATGTACACTTTGCTTACCTGTCGTAAGTGCATCCCTGTATCGTTGTTTACAACATCTACAATCTTAATCTCTTGACCAGATGATAAGTTATAATTTTTAGTTCCATTGACTGTAGATATATCAACTGCTTCTCTAAGGTTTAACCAGTCGTGATACCCCTCTATACTTCTTTTAGCATCATTAACTAAAGCACCTATAACTTTTTCATAAGCAGATACAGTTGTACTGTCATTAATATTGCCAGACCAATCAGCAGAGATAGTATCTTCTCTTAGTCTTATTAGCACTTGATTAATTAGTTCTCTAAAATCCATAAGTTATCCTTTAATTATTGTTCCCCAAACTGAGGCTTTACCTTCTACAATATCTACAACTTCCACTTGAAAATTACCACCCTTGAACCAAGTAACAATTCCAAAAGCATGATTCCAATTATGTAGTCTGCCTTTTAACCATCTATTATTATTAGCAGACATATCTTTTAAACAACCCATTGCCCAAGAACTAATGTTTCCATCTAACAATCTAGTTGCAGAATGTCGTGCTACATCGTGAACATGACCATACATAATATTAGTACCATATCGTTCTAAATGAACCTTTGCATGACTTAGCCCTGTGTAAGCACCATGTACAAAAGACAACTTACCAATGGTTAAAACTTCATTCCAGACTCTATACTCATATCCTCTCTCATCCCACTTACACGCATTTCTAAATGTGTAATCATCTAAATAAGGATTTTCTTCTACAAAAGAATCTAGCCATTCATCATGGTTTCCTGCAAGAATATACCTATCTTTACATTCAACCTTATCTAAGACTTTATCAAATCTATCTAACTGTTTGTTGACTGCCTTAATTTCTTTATCTATTTCTGGAAGTTGATACTCTAATGGTGGTCGTTTTCGTCTTTTATACTTATGTCCAGATACAGATTCCCATTCTCCAACATCACCCAGATTAATAAATATGTCTGGTTTTATAAATTCTATCGCCTTTAGTACCACTTTGACCGCTTTTTCATCATGTAATGGAAAATGCTGGTCGGGTATAACTATCGCCCTTGTCATTTATTACCTACCTTTAGCTAGTTGTGCTCCAAAGTAGAACTCGATTATCATTGTTGCCCATTGAAATATTTCATCAAACTTCAACATCCCTTCTACAGTAACATATTCTACCACATCTGGTGTTAATTGGAAACCTAGAAAACTTGCTCCCTTAACTATAGTGGGTATAACTGTAGGAACATCAAACCATACAGGTGCTACTTGAGTGAATATAACTAAAGCTAAGATGACTAGAATTATAATTCTTCTGTTCATAGCAGCCATAGGTGATTCCTTGTCTGCTCTATCTCTAGCTTGATTAATAGAATCATTCCTTACTTGAAGTGATTGTATCATTAGCTTTTGGTTCTCTGCTGCTGCTTGGCTCTTTAAGGCAAATAACTTACCAAGAAATCCAAGCATAATTGGTGCAACACTTGTTAGAAATCCTATCATACTGCCACCCTTAATGCCTCAATAATTCCAATCTGAGTAACTATATAGAAACCAATAGCACCATACACACTCCACTTAATCTGTAACATACTATTATTAATTTTTTGAATGGCTTTATTAGTATCTTCAACACGACTAAACAATTTGTTTATTTGTGTACTATGTCTATCTAATGTAGTTTCTATTCTTGCCACTCTATCTTCATAATCTAACATACCTATCCTATTTGTTTAATCCAACTGCACTACCTGTAAGGATAGCACCAAAGGCTAAGTGAAATAACCCACCACCCATTAGAGTGAAAGGATTGTGCTGACCTGTAAGTTTCTTCATCAATTCCATCTGTACTAATGTGTCCTCTGTTGCGTTAATAATATCCATAAACTGACTTATGTCTGGTCTATTAAGTCCGTACCAAATTGGCACAAACAGGAAGTCGTAAAAACAAATTAGTAAATAAATTATAAGAGCAGTCCATCTCCATCTTTGCGT